CCCTGTGCGGGGGTTTCCAACGAAAAAACGCAGTGGGCTGTTTGGGTCTTGGAACTGCTCGACGATGCGCTGCCGGTCCTCCGCCTCAGTGTCCCCGTAGTAGGTGGCCACGGTGGTCATGCCGTACTCTTCTGCCAGGGCGTTCTTGATGTTCTCGATGTCTCGCCGGTAGTTGGCCCAGATGATGATCTTGCCGTTGCACTCCTCGACGGTGGACAGTAGCTCCTTGACGCGGTTGTTGGGCAGGTCTTCTTGCCTGCCATCGTCGAACTTCACATGGCCGCAGACGATCTGATGCAGGCGCATGATCTGCGTGAGCGCATTGTTGGTGGACATCAGGTTGCCATCGATAAGCGTGAGCGCCATCAGCTTCATCTGGTCATACGCCTTGCGCTGCTCAGTGGTCAACTCAATGTCGCGGCGCGTGAACACCTTCTCTGGCAGGTCTAGGCACTCTTCCTTGGTGACCCGGAAACTGAAGTCGTTGAGCTTGCCCTGTAGCTCATCGAGGTGGCGATAGCCCACGATCTGCTTGAACGTGTGCGTGGCCATCTTGCGCTCGACCAGCACAGCGTAGCGGGCCTGGAAGGCGTAGAAGCTGTCGTAGCCGAGGAAGTTGTTGGACAGGAAGGAGCACTGGCTGAACAGGTCCAGCGGGCTCTTGGTCACTGGCGAGCCCGTAGCGATGCGCCGGTAGCTGGCATCCTTGCCTACCTTGACGATGTTGGCTGTGCGCTTGGCCTTGGGCGTCTTGATGGTGGTGCTCTCGTCGATGGCCATGTAAGACCGGGTCACCCGCAAGAAGGTGCGAGCGTACATCACCCCCTTGTCCGTGCTGAACGCCTCGATGTTCATGACCAAGATGCGCAGCGTGTCCACTGCGTTGAGCATCCTGTCCATCTCCTCGCGCTCGGCCCTGCGCGGTGACGGGGACCAGCATGCGATGGTGTAGGGTATATGCTCAGGCATGTGTTCTGGTATTTGCCCGGTGTACCAGTTACGATAGACGCCCTTCGGAGCAACGACCAGCATGGAGTTGATCTTGCCCCTGTCGTAGAGCATGGCAGCATTGTTGATGAGCATGAAGCTCTTGCCAGTGCCCATGTCTGCGAACAGAGCAACGGCGGGGTCCTCCCAGAACCGCTGCAGATACGCGGCTTGATGCAGGTACGGCTTGTTCTTGAAGGGGTACTTTTCGAGAAAATAGTTCATGTCTTTCTTCCTTTCTGTGCGAGGGGGTTGACAGCCTCGGAAAGTAGTGTACACTAAGCGCACGGTTTGAGAAAGGAGAATGTAAACATGTCTACCGTATTCGTTGTGCAGGAGATGCCCAACCACGATATTTCCCAGGCAATGCGCTTTGGGGACATCAAGGTTTTGCTGGCTCCCAATACACAGATTGCTTTCAGCACATTGCCCACTGTGCGCGTTCTACGGCGCAAGCTGCGGGACTACAAGGACGGCGACAGCCTGCTCTTGACGGGTGACCCTGTGGCTATCGGCTTGGCCTGCTCGATAGCTGCCTTTTATAACTCTGGCCGCTACACCGCCTTGAAGTGGGATCGCCGCGAGCGGATGTACATCCCCGTCAAGATTGACATCACTGAGAATGGAGAAAGAGATGACTGACATCAACAACTTGTTTGAAGAAGACGCAGGTGCTCTGACCGTCAAGAACGAGGACCTGTCCTCTGTGGGTGCCTTGGCCAAGCGTGCCAAGGAACTGGAAGCAGAGATCAAGGAGCTTGAGGACACCGTCGATGAGCGCAAGCAACAGCAGCGCAAACTGCTGGAGGAGACCATCCCTGCAATGCTGCAGGAGCTTGGCCTGTCCAAGTTTTCTATGCTCGATGGCAGCGAGATTACCGTCAAGCCCTTCTACAGCGCGTCCATCAAGGAAGAGAACCGCGCTGCAGCGTACGAGTGGCTGCGTGAGCACGGCTACGACGACATCATCAAGAACACCGTGTCCGTACGATTTGGTCGCAATGAGGACCAGTTGTGCGAGACCTTACTGAATCAACTGCGTGAGCAAAACTATCCTGTCGAGCAGGCGCAGAAGATCGAACCCCAGACCCTGAAGGCCTGGGTTCGCGAGCAGGTGGAACGCGGAAGCGAGTTCCCCACCGAGCTTTTTGGCGTCTATGTCGGCCAGAAAGCCACCATCAAATCGGCATGAACCAAGGACCATTAATCATGAGCAAAAACGAAGTTGCAAAGAAGGAAGAGTACGCTGTTGCCCTCGGGGGTGACTTTGAGCAGGATGCCAACAATGGCTTTGATGGAATGGGGCAAGAAGACTTTGCCCTGCCGTTCCTCAAGCTGTTGACCAGCACCAGCCCAGAGATCGGTGAAGTCGATGGCGCCATGCCCGGCTGCATCATGAACAGCGTGTCTGGCGAGATCCATGAAGGCAAGAAAGGCATCACGGTGATCCCGGTAGCCTATGTGCGTCAGTACATTGAGTGGGCACCACGCGGCTCTGGCAGCGGCGCTCCTCAAGCCATCTACCCTGCTACGTCCGACATCTTGACTCGCACGCACCGCGAGCCGGGCGACAACAAGGACTACCTCGACAACGGCAACTACATCGAGAACACGGCCAATCACTACGTGATGGTCATCAACGACAGCGGCATTCCTGAGCCTGCACTGATCGTCATGAAGTCCACGCAACTCAAGAAGTCGCGCAAGTGGAACAGCATGATGATGAGCACCAAGCTCATGGGCAAGAATGGTCCGTACACGCCCCCGATGTACTCACACCTGTACCGTCTGACCACGCAGGCTGAGTCCAACGACAAGGGCAAGTGGTATGGCTGGGAGATCGAGAAGATCGGCCCCATCCAAGATATGAATCAGTATCAGGCGGCCAAGTCTTTCGCTACTCAAGTCAGCGCGGGCGAAGTCAAGGTCAAGCATGAAGGTGAAGGCTCCGTGGACAACGGACCAGCGCCATTCTGATTTTGGGGCCGAAAGCGGATGCTGCTACCCCGGTACATGGGCAATGAGCCTCAGTGCAGCGAGTAGGCCCCACCTTTTATAGAGATCGCGATGACAGACATAACAAGATTCAAGGCAATCTTCAATGGATTGGACATTGCCTATGGGACATACAAGATAAAGGCAGAACGAGGAGATGGAAAGCAAGCAGGACAAGCTACGGTTGTGCGAAAGCCGCCAGTTGACGAGCTATGGGTCAAGCACCTTGAAGGTGTTGAACCGAGTCTTGGAATTATCCCAATCAGGGCGGATAACACCTGCATCTGGGGCTGTATTGACGTTGACCAGTATCCTCTGGACCTCAAAGGCCTAGTCGAGCGTGTTGCGCAGCTTAAGCTGCCGCTGGTCGTTTGCAGAAGTAAGTCAGGGGGTGCCCATGTATTCTTATTTACAAAAACGCCTGTTCCGGCCCTAGATTTCCAAACGTATCTCAAAAACGCGGCTGCTCTGCTTGGTGAAGCGGGTCGAGAAATCTTTCCAAAACAAGCAGAGATCCTTGTTGATCGAGGGGACACCGGCAACTTCCTCAACCTTCCGTACTTCGGCGGCGAGAACGGTCTTCGTTACGCAGTCAACCCAGACGGGACTGCGGCGACTATGGAAGAGTTTTATGCGCTCTACGATGCGGCGGTCCAAGACGTACCACTCAATTTCCCAGAGCCGCCTAAGCAGGTTGAGAGTCCCATCAAAGATGGCCCGCCATGCCTGCAGGCATTATGCGCCCAAGGCTTCCCGGAGGGCACCCGCAATAATGGACTATTCAACATTGGCATCTATCTTAAGAAGGTCCACGCAGCGGGCTGGGAAGACAAGATGGTTGAATACAACTACAAGTATGTGGCTCCCCCTTTGCCCAACAACGAAGTCCAACTATTGGTCAAGCAGGTTGGCAAGAAGGAGTATCACTACAAATGCAAGGACGCACCGCTCAACTCGTTTTGCAACTCCGGCCTTTGCCGCACTCGCAAATTCGGTATCGGAGCCGCTGCCCCTGATGCACCTCAGATAGCCAGCCTATCGAAGTACGCCAGTGAGCCGCCGCTGTGGTTCCTCGATGTCAACGGTCGCCGCATCGAGTTGGATACCGACAGCCTGTACATGCAGGCCGCCTTCCAGAAGGCCTGCCTTGAGCGCTTGAACATCGTGCCGCCCACCCTGCGCAAGCAGGATTGGGAGAACCTGCTCAACGCCCTGCTCAAAGAGATGGTGGAGACCGAGCAGATCACCGAGGCCAGCGAGGACACCAGTGTCACCGGGCGCTTCATGGACCTGTTGGAAGAGTTCACGGCCCACATGCAGCAGGCCCTTGTGCGTGAGGAAATCATCATGGGCAGGCCCTGGACGGATGAGGATGAGGCCCGCACCTACTTCCGCATGAAGGACCTTGAGGCGCACCTCAAGCGCAACAACTTCGTGGGCCTGTCGGCGCCCAAGATGGCACAGCGCCTGCGCGACATGGGCGGCGAGCCCATCAGTTTGTTCCTGAAGAACCGCACCGTGCGCTGCTGGCGCATCCCCCGCTTCGAGCGGCAAGACGCACCGTTTGAGACCCAGACAGTGCGAGAGCAAGGGAGTCCGTTTTGACAGAAGTCCACAAAATCTTTGGGCCCCCAGGCACGGGGAAAACAACCTACTTGCTCAACCGCGTCGAGCAGGAGCTTGGAGCAGGAATCTCTCCGATGAGCATCGGGTATTTCTCCTTCACCAAGAAGGCTGCCAACGAGGCCCGGGATCGCGCCGTGGCCAAGTTCCCGTTCCTCCACCCCAAGACCGACTTCCCCTATTTCCGAACGCTGCACTCACTGGCCTTCCGCTGTCTGGCCATCAACGCCGACATGATCATGCGCCCGGAGCATTACCAAGAGTTCGCGGCCCAGGTGGGCATCGAGATCAGTGTCGGCAGCGAGGACGATGTCAATCTGGCCAAGGCCGACAACCCTATCCTCAACGAGATCAACCTCGCTAGGATTCGGGGCTCCGATCTGCGCCAGCACTACAACCAGAGCGGCCTGGACATCGAGTGGTACCACTTTGAGTTCGTCGAACGGTCCTACCGCCACTACAAACGGTCCAAGGACCTGCTGGACTTCACTGACTTGCTGGAGATGGTGGTGTCCGATCCAGCGTGCCTGCCGTCACTGGAGGTGCTGATCATCGACGAGGCGCAGGACTTGAGCCGCCTGCAATGGCAAATTGTTGAGGCCCTGGTTTCGAAGTCGAAACGGGTCTTCCTCGCCGGAGACGACGATCAGGCAGTATTCACTTGGGCCGGTGCCGATGTCAAGAGCTTTCTGTCCTTTGAGGGCCAGATCACGGTGCTGGAGCACCATCCATGAATGGCTCAAGTCCAACGGGGTGCTGTTTGAGCGCGGGGGCGTGCCCAGCCTGCCCCAGAAGATGCTGGAGGCGGTCGTCCACTGGGAGGCCCTGCGCAGGGGCGAGGAGGTCATTGGCGGCCACGTGATGGACATCTACAAGTACCTGGGTGGCGACTTCGTTGCCCGAGGCCACCGGACCTTCAAGGGCGGTGACTCAACGGCTTGGTACAGCCTTGAGAAACTGACCAAGGACCACGGCCTACGGACCGAGGCCATCTGGCATGAGGCCCTGTCCCGCATCTCCGAAGACAAGCGGGACTATTTGGTTGCCGTGCTGCGCAGGAAGCAGAAGCTCTCTAACGCAGGCCGCATCAAGTTATCCACAATCCACGGCGCCAAGGGAGGGGAGGCGGACAACGTCATGTTGTTCATGGACCTCTCGCCCAAGTTTGCCAAGGAATACGCCACCAATGGGGACAGCATTCACCGCCTGTTCTACGTAGGCATCACCCGGGCCAAGAAGGCGCTGCACTTGATCCTGCCAAAGCAACGAGAAAAAGGATTCATCCTGTGAGAACTATCCCCATGTTCCCCACACCAACTGAGTGGGTTCCTCCACAGTCTTTCCCCAACTTATCCACAGCAAGGGAGATCGCAATTGACCTCGAAACATGTGATCCCAACATGGAGTCCTTTGGGCCTGGATGGCCCCGTAGTGATGGATTCATCGTTGGGTATGCTGTGGCTGTCGATGGGTGGTCAGGATATTTTCCTGTCGCACACGCCGGAGGCGGAAACTTGGACAAGCGACTTGTCGAGCGGTGGATTACCGATATCCTGGCTACCAACGCTGACAAGGTTTGTCATAACGCCGCCTATGACGTTGGTTGGCTTATGGCCTCCGGGTTCAAGATCAATGGGCGTATCTATGACACCATGCTTGCCGCCCCACTGCTTGACGAGAATCGCTTCAGCTATTCGCTCAATGCTTTAGGTTTCGACTACCTCCAAGAGGTTAAGAGTGAGCAGGGCCTCAAGCAGGCCGCAGCCGATTTCGGTGTCCATCCTAAGAAGGAACTCTGGAAGCTCCCGGCGATGTATGTCGGTGAGTACGCCGAGCAAGATGCGGCGCTGACCCTCAAGCTGTGGCAGCAGTTCAAGATCAAGATGCGGCAGGAGGAGGTCGAGTCGATCTTCGACTTGGAGACCAACGCCTTCCCGGTGCTGATGGAGATGACGCGGCGCGGCATCCGCTTTGACCGTAAAAAATGTGCGGAGTTAATTGACAACATGCGCAGGAGGGAGCAGGAACTCCTGGCCGAACTCAAGAGCATCTGCGGCAAGGGCGTGGACATCTGGGCCGCGCAATCGATTGCCGTGGCCTTCGACAAGATGGGGCTGCCCTACAGCAAGACCGACAACGGCCTGCCTAGCTTCACCAAAGGATTCCTTGACTCCTGCGAGCATCCGCTGGCAAAGATGATTGTGGAAGTCCGGGAGGTCAACAAGACGCACAGCACGTTCCTGCAGCCGTACATGGACTTCAGCGCCAAGACGGGCCGCATCCATCCGCATGTCAACCAGATGCGCTCTGACGATGGCGGCACGGTCACCGGACGGCTGTCCATGGCCAACCCCAACTTGCAGCAGGTGCCTGCCCGGCATGAGGTGATCGGTCCGATGGTCAGGAGCCTGTTCCTGCCTGAGGAAGGGGAGCAGTGGGCATCGAACGACTTCTCCTCCCAAGAGCCGCGCCTGCTGGTCCACTACGCCAACCTGCTGTCCCTGCCCGGGGCCGACAGTCTGGTATCAGCCTACCATGCAGACCCGACCACCGACTTCCACCAGATGGTCGCGGACATGGCTGGGATCAAGCGCAAGCCCGCCAAAACGATTGGCCTGGGGCTCATGTATGGCATGGGCAAGGGAAAGCTTGCAGCGAGCCTGGATTTGTCCGTAGAAGAGGCGAGTGAGTTGATCGAGCGGTTCCACAAGAGCGTGCCGTTCCTCAAGGGCACCGTCAATGCCGTCATGAAGCGCATTGAGCACCCGGCATCGGGCGGGTCGATCCGCACGCTCTTGGGCCGCAAGTGCCGGTTCCCGCTGTGGGAGCCGATGGAGTGGGGAGTGAACAAGGCGCTGCCGCGTGAGCAAGCGGTCATTGCTTACGGTCAACGGATCAAGCGTGCAGGCACCTACAAGGGCCTGAACCGCCTGATTCAGGGGTCAGCCGCCGATCAGACCAAAGCGGCCATGGTGGCCCTGGCCAAGGCCGGGATGCAGCCGATACTGCAAGTGCATGATGAGTTGGCTCTGTCGGTCAAGAGCCGGGAGGAAGCCGTCGAGGGGGCCAGGATTATGGCTGAGGCGGTGCGCTTAGAAGTCCCCAGCCGGTGCGATGTGGAGATCGGACCAAGCTGGGGAGAAGCGAAATGATCACGCCTTGCGCCGAAGGACAAGCATCAAGAGCTTGGTCTTGACCTCGGCCATGGCGGTGAGGATGCCTTCAAGCGTCAAACTAGAAGGCGGTTCTTTGTAGTCGTCAAACAGATCGAGTTGCTCTAGGGTGAAGAGGTATTCCCCCTTCCCCCGTCCGGGCACAAGATCGGCCCGCAGTTTTCCCCGGCTGGCCAAGAACAAGCCCGCCCTGCGGATGCAGGACGAGTGGATGTTCAGGGCCTTGGAGATTTCACTGGTGCGCTGTGGGACGTAGTTGCCCGTGCGCAGGTATGCCATAAGCATCTTCTGTGCATCGCCTGCTGCAACCTTAATGGGCACCAGCTTGGTCATACCGATCTGCCTTCAAGCCGCATTGCAACGAGCTTGGCGTAGCCTGCGATGTCGATCCAGTGATCAATCTTGTCGGGGTTGCCGTTGACGATCCGGCCCACCTTGTGGATGATCATCTCCAGGGCTTCCCACTGGTCATCAGCGAAGGTCTTGCCATGGCGCTGCGCATGGTCTGCCACCAGCCGCTTCATGCCCTGCATGAGTTCGGCGCCGTGCTTAAACTTGCCATAGTCCAAGGCCCGCTGATCGAGGACCTCGCCGACAGAGATGGTGTTCTCGGTCTTTGCTGGCAGGGTGATTGCTGGCAGGATGATTGTTGGGGGAAATTCTTCAGCTTCCGCGACTGACTCATCACGGGCCCTGGCCCGTAACTTGTAGACATGGGAGGCGGCGATGTTGTACTTCGCGGCCACTTGTTTGACATCAGAGGCGGGGAACTTCTTAAACTGAAGGACGATCTTTTTGGATATTGGTGACAGGGATCTCATAGCAGTGCTTCCTCATAAGGTTCGATTGGTTGCGGGTCTTGCTTCTTCTGTTTCGGGAACAGCTTAGGGTCGAGGCGGTCAAACGGCCACCACTTCTCAAGCTCCTCCTGAGTCAGTCTTTTCTTCGGTTGCTCTTTCATTTCTCTCCTTTCTACCGATGGGTCTTGCTTTCTTCTGACGCACAATAGCCTGCACCAAGTCAATAGCTTTCTCAAGCTCTGATACAGTACAGGCTTGCAACTGGGCATCATGGATTTCCATGCCCAGGTTCAGAGCGCTGAGTTCGGGTCCTCGCAAAATAAACCTGCCGGTCTCCACCCCTCTGCTTCCCACAGCAAAGAGGGCGTCTTGCGAGGCCCGAATCTCAACCTCCCAGTCCTGGCCAATCTTCATCATGGCCAGGGCTTCCGTGATGTTCAAGGCGGCAATCAGGATGTCAATGTCTTCCCTGGTCGCATTGCCACTTCGAACAATTTCCAATGCAAGATGGTTCTTGATCTTCAGGTCCGTGCCTGCGCTGATTGAACCCACGCGCTTTAAGCCGCTGATGACGTAAGACAAAGGGTCTGGAAGGACCCCCTTGGGGCGGTACTTGCTGCGTTTTCTCATTTCATTTCTTCTTTCTTGCGTACGCATAGTGTACGCCTAACTAACCGCGTGTCAAGGCCCGGGGCTTTGAGTTGCACCTCTATTTTCTTTGCCTGCGTTCTGGGCTGCTTTGAGTGAGGTGTACTTCGCCTTATTGCTCTTCAAAACAAAGAGGTCGTTATCGTCTCGTACGATCTCATCGACCACTTCGCCTTTGGGCGTTTCCAGCACCCAATGGTTCACGTTCCATGTCTTCCACTTATTCATTGCGCCCTCCCGGGCATCTACGGCCCTGGTTGCAGTCTTGGTTACAGGGTGGGCACGGTGCCTTGACCTTGTCCACGGCGTATGCCATTGTTTGCTCAAAGGTCCAGCGGTTGCCGGGCTCTCGTTCGTTGACAGCGTTGTAAACCTTTTGCAGGTGTTCCCATAGCTCATCACGCTGGCGTAAAGCACAGGCTGGGCTTTGGCAGTGGTAGCTGCATGTGTGGATGTTTGTGTAGTCTGTCATTTAAATCCTCCGGGCCAGTCGTTAAAAAGGGGCATTGCGTCAAGCGCGTCATCCACCGCTTCCAGCGCCCGTCTTGTCTTGATCTCATCAATCGGGAAGGGCAGCGTTGCCATGTGCAAAGCGTCTTGTGCTAACTTGAGTGTCTCGATCAGTTTGTCTTTGGTCATGTGTTTCCCCTTGCTCGTATGGCCCTGTAGCAGTCTTCTGCATCGGGCTTGTCACTATCTTCAGTTGAGTCCAGCCATTCATGCCACATTCTTTCGCACAACTGGGCGCACGCCTCCCTCTCTGCCTTGACTTCTGCCTCAAGCTCTGATCGGTAGCACATGGTGTCGTCATCGTCTTTCATGTGCTCTTCTCCTTCATCTTTTTCAGGGCGGCTTCTTCTGCTTTGCGCCTTGCGAGCCAACTGACGTAGGCCACCCGTAGCTTCCTGCGCCTGCTTGAGTCGAACCGGCTGTTCTTAGGCTCCATTTCGCTTGCGGGCTCCAGCAAAGCTTTGCGAATCTGTCCTGCGTCCGCGCCAATGAGGCGAGCGTAGTCTTCGAATGCAGAGGTCTTGCTGAACAGCCAATCAACTGCTGCCAGGGTTTCTGCCGAGGTCACTTGCCCGACACCTGCTGCGTCCTCAATGGCCTGGGCTATGACAGCAGCCAACAGGTGTGCGCTGGCCACGGTCTGTGGATGCGCTGATGGGTCGGATGAGATGAAGTCGATCATGTGTTTCCCCTTGCTCTGATGGCGTCTGGGACATCAAAGTCGGTGCCTTCACACTGCACCAACATTTCAAAAGCCAACTCTGCACAAGCTTCACGCTCGGCAGCAAGGAGAAGGGCGGCAAAGCGTTTAAGATGATTTTCAATAATCACTGAACTGTCATCTCTGCCTTCTTCATCGCAAAGCCCAGCCTCCCGCGCCATGCGGATGATGTCTTCTTTCATGCGTCCACCCATTCCCAGCCCAGCACTAGGCGCACACCCATGCGGTGCAGCCAGCAGGGCTTTTTGGTCAGATTGAATTGGACGCCGCCGCCAATGCGATATCCACCTACCGGTGGTGTCGGTGCTCTGAGGGTGTATTCGGTCATGTGTTCTCCTCCTTTGCCCGGCTCCCGCTCTGGCTGGGGTGCTGGCTGCTCCAGCCACGGGCAATAGCGATTAAAAAAACTCTTCCACGGTACAGGCTTCTGTTCCTGCTGCGCCAGTGCTTCTTCCTGAGCGGCATCCCATGTCTTCTCAATGTATTCCATCCACTCTTTTTTTGTGATTGGCTTGTTCATGATGGTTTCCTTTCTCCACGCTCAAACTTCTCCCGCTGATCTGCACTTTGATGAACAACAGTGAAGTCAGAATCATCCACCGTAGGCTTGCACCAGCAATCAGGCGTCAGCACATGCTCGTATAAATCATCCACAGGAGCAATGTGCTGCACAAAGTTGCCCGCCTCTGATTCGAATCCAATAAGCCGCCAAGTCATTGCTCCCTCGCTTTCAGTCTTTGCACAGCAGCGTCTTTAAGCGCTTGTGCAGAACTCGGGTCCTCTTCGTGCAAGAGGTTCATAAAACGCACAACCCAGTCGGCGTCAGGCGCCCCGCTACCGCTGGATGCGGCTTGCTGCATAAGCTCAACGAGTTTTTCGCGGTCAGTCATGTGTTCTCCTTAATGCCGTGGGCGGCTTCGATGGCTCGGGCAACTTCTGTAAAAGACAGCATTGCCGCGCCAAGCGGCACACAAGCCCTTTCAATCTCCTCATCCGTCAGCGGCTTGCGCTGTGGTGGGGTGGAGAAATGTTCTCGCAACCACGATTCAATGCGTGCGATGGTGTCCGAAAAGCCGTCATCTGCTGGTGATGTTTGGGCAATAACAAAAAGCTGAGTAGCCAAGTCTTCGTACACCACCGGCTCTGGCTGTGGTGGGGTTAAGTAAGCGTTTGAGTCTTCGAGGTCGCCACCGCCTACCCATGTGCGCTGTGGGCAGCAATGACCGCACCTCGGGCAGTCAAACACCGGCTCCTGCTCTGGCTGCGCCAGTTCGCGGTAGCCGTCCAACCGCTTCGCGGCTTCCGGCGATGCGAGCCATGTCGCGGCCTTCCTCTCCCACTCGGCGCACAGGTCATGCAACCGGCGCAACTCGGCGGCGGCTTGCTCAATGTCTTGCTGGTGGGCATCGCCTGTCGCGTATAGGTCAAGTCGATCAGCCAGCCGCAGGGCTTCTGGTTGTTGTGTCATGGTCAACTTCGTCTTGAAAGTAGTCAATGTCGTGTTTTTCCGATGCTCCGTAACACACCCATGCCACAGGCTCCTGCTCTGGCTGCGCCAGCCTCTCGCGCAGGGCGGTGATGGCTTCGCTGTGTCCATCCAAGTCTTTGTTTGAGTTTGAATATGGATGTGCTTTTATCAGCGCCTCCAGCGCCTGCTCCATGATCTCGCGGTCGGTCATGTCAAGCTCCTCCATTTGCTTTTTGGCTCGTTGGCCCGCTCGACGTAAAAGTGGATTAGGAAGTTGAATATCTGCACGTACGTCATTCTGATGCCAGTGTCATTGGCAATGCGCTCACGAATTAAATCAATGTCTTTGCTGACAGGGATCGTGATGCGTTTGGTTTTAGGATCAATCATGCTACCTTTCAAATGTCAAGTGTAGGTGGGGGCCTCGATTTGGGTTTTAGCTTGTTGCAGCAGAAAGCCAGAAAATGCTGCAAATTACCATCCTCGAATGCAGGCTTAACAGCCCCCAGAAACTTAATACTTGTTGCTTGTTGCAGGGGTCTCGGCCGCCTGCTCCTGATCAACCTCACCCGCGGTTTCAATGGCGCGCTGTGTTTCAATCTTGGCACGCTCCATCAACGCACTAATGACCGCCGAGTCCTCAATGGCTTTAATCAGGCTAAAGGTAACCTTGAACTGCGTCTTGGCGTCAGGCACCACGGCAATCTCGCTGATCACAGCCAAAGGCGGGCGCTTCAGCGTCGTTGCCACCGTTTGCACGTAGGTGCTGTAGTTCTTCAGGCTGGTAACGGGGGGACGAAGGGCGGCAACCTCAGCGGCTTTAACAGCCTCGATTGACCCAATGCTATCGGCGGGGATTACCAACAGCCGCCGCGTCTCACGGCAAGCTTTGCCTTTGCCACCATTCGCTGCAGAGCCCCACTCGTTCTTAGGGCAACCTTCGCAGGTGTCGTGCTGCTTGCCTTCAACGCGATCAGACGGGCCCATACCGGTTGCAATAGCAGCAATGGCAAAGCACTTTGGACCAACCAACTTGGTAGGGTCGTACCTGGTGTCGTAATACAGCCGCTCGATTGGCGCCTGCAGAATGACGCACTGCAACTTATTGCCGGTGATAGGGTTACCCCGATAGGTCAGGGCGCCATTCTTGGTGGAAAGGAAGGTAGCACCAAGGCCGGACTGCTCCGCCTTCACTGAGTCCACGGCCATCTTGGCCAATTCATCTTCAAACAGGGCGACTTGATTCTTTGACATGGCTAAAGCTCCTTGTAACATGTCACTTGCGACGAACACTGAGTTCCCAAACATCCGACGTGGACGTTCCGGGGATAGACTCGCCTGCTTCCCAGCGCTCACGGAATGCAGTCGAGGACAGCCGCTTATGCAGCAGTTCGAATTGTTTGGTTTCGGCAACGTAGCCATAGAATGCTTGCCAATCATCAATGGCGGGGTGTCGCACGAGCTTCATGGACAGGGATGCCTTGTCACTAGCGGCTTGCGTTATGCCGGCATGTGACATCAAATCCATGATGTCTTTTTCAAGGCCGGCAAGGTCGGCGGTACACTTGCGTACGTCTTCGGACAAGGCCTCGCGTCGAGCCTTGATCTCTACGTACTTGTCGATGAGGTCTTTGATGTTCATAGTGCGGCTCATTTTATGTCATCAACGCCATGCCATTTCAATTCTTCAATCAGCGATCGCATTTCGTCTTCAGGCCCAACCCAGCCAAGGGGCTTAACCACGTCATACTGTTGGCCTCGCAAAGATCGGATGTACTCATTGGCGGGTTGCTTACGCATGTTGGCTTGGTGGACCATGTCAAACAGTCGATCAAAGGGCAGTCCCATGGCATGAGCACAGCCCATTGCAACGTAGACCAAGTCCACCAAAGCGTCGGCGGCATCGACTAAATGCCGCTCCTCCGTTGCCCGCAGGTACTCGCTAAGCTCCTCAAGGATGAACCTTGCAAAGTAACTGGACTCGGCAGGTAGGAGGAATCGCGGCCTTTCACCCATAGGCAAGGACATGGCCTTGCGAAACTCACCAACTTTTTCAAAGTTCGTCATCTTCATCAACCTTTCCATTGCGAATTGCATCGGCATTGGCCTGCAACAAACTACGCCAAATGGGATTTTCACACGCCATGGCATTGCTGTCAACCATGTCGGCGTCAAACTTACGCTGTGCCGCAGCAAATTGCTCAAGCCTATCAATCTGCGTAGGCGTCCAATGCTGCACGCCCCAAATTACTTGTGCAGTCTTAATGATGTCATCCCGCGTCATACCGTAGCCTCCACAAGGAGGTCTTGCAGCCAGTGCGGCTGCGGGCTACGGCCTTTGTTGTACACCAGCGGCATCGTTGCGGCCTTGCTGGCGTAGTACTTACGGTAAGACTCAATGTGGTCGTCGGACTTGTACTCGTCGGGCATTGCCAGCGTCGGCGGCGTCCACCGCAACGGCAAGTCATTCATCGCAGGAGGGGCATGCATAAGCTCGCGAAACCACACGCCGCGGGACTTATGGTCATGGCCGTAGCGCCAGAAAAACTGGCGACCGAGGCCATTAGCCAAATCGCTAAGCCATTGATAGTTGAGACGGGACTGGCGGACCCAGATGGCCGAGGGGTGATTGGCATGGGTAGGACGGTACGACACATTGTGGCCATTGCCAAAGTGATGATGCGCGGTGGCCAAGAGCTGGCAGGATTCGATAAGCATTTTGCCGACATGCTTGTCGCAGTGGTATTGCGCAGCAACCAATGGCAGCTGGTGGAGGTAGAAGATGTTCATGGCGCTGTACCTTTCAAAGATCAAAGACTAGTGGGACAAGTTGCAGCAGCCGGGTGAGTGACTGCCGCTGTGGCAATTATACACTACTCGTGAGTGGCAAGTGCCGCCGCATCTTCAATGGCTATGACAACGCGTGGGTCCAACAGCTCGCGAATGTCAACGCCTTTCACCTTGGCTGTGATGAGGTAAGCCTCGGCACGAAAGGCGGGGTCGGTCTCCGTTGCGGTTTGGCCAGGCACAAACTCCAGCTCGCAATCCAGCTCAACGCCGTCAACGGTCATACTGTGCGTGATGATGTCCATGATCTCAGGCCTCCACTTTGGCTACGTCGGGGGCCAGTCCAAACTCGATAGCATACTTAAGCGTGAACATTTGCTCAAGCAAAGGCTTGCGCATGGCAAGGTACGCATCAAACTCCTTCACGTCTTTGGACGTTTTGATGTTTTGCAACGCCATGGCATGTTCGAAGTCTTCGATTGCCTTGAGGAGGGCCTCAAGACGAGGCCTGGGGATGGTAACGGTCTGTGGCATGGTAATCTACCTTTCAAAAGTCAAAGAATGGGAGGCCAGTCCTAGGCCTCCCGTGAATTATACATCAAGCCAGCGTCAGGAGCTCCTCGGCAACTTTGGCCTTGACATTCACACCGCCGCCAAACCAGGCATTGGCCAGCCGAGCATCGCTGGTGCGAGCGGTTTCCCAATCCAGGAGCTGAGTGACGGCATTGAGTGCGCCCCATGCCGTACCTTTGGCCGATTCCAGCTCCGCGCCGATGCCGGCGCCTTCAAAGAGGGCCAGTGCCCGTGCTGCAGCGCGGCTCGGCTTTTTCTCGTCGCCGCCAAGAATCTTGGTGAAGACGTTCTGTGCCTGCGCCGAGCTGAGTTTGATACCGGCCAGGACCTTGGCGGTTTGCTCGAAAGTTTTGAATGCGTCGTTGAACTCGCCGAGCCGCGCTTTGACCGACGCCGGATCAAAGATGCTGTTATGGCGAACTTGCACCACGCTTTGCATGCCTGCGCCAATCGCAATCTGCATGGTGTTGTTGCACACAACGCGGACGGGGGTGAGCCGTGCCTGAGTGGCCAGAGAGCCATCGCAGCTACTGGCCAATAGGAGATATGGGTTGACCTTGTCGCCGGCAACGGCGAACTCGCCATCCATGCGGGCCAGTGCCCAATAATGAGCGCCGTTGCGAAGGACGCCGGCTGTTTCCAAGTGGGCTATCGTGCCGACCATGTCGCGGAAGAATTCCAGCACCTCAATCGGCTGAACGATCTTGTAGCTGTTGGACACCAAGCCGAGGGGGACCTTGGTATCGGCGCGATACATCACCTTCTTGCCGTGATAGGCGAGCCGCTCGGCACGCATGCCATTCCATACAGACGGCGGGATGTCAAAGTTGACGGTGGCGGTGGCCAGCTGGAAGTCCAAGCCAGATTCCTCGGCCCAGGTTTCAATGGGGCTATCCTGCGTGAGGCGCTGCCCCAGGCCGTGCCAAGGTGTATCGCCAACGTAAGCCATAGCTGCTTTGCCGGTGGAGGTGGATGCGATCATGTGAGCCATTTTGCGTTCCTTTCAAAGATCAGGTTGGTTGTTACAGCAATCTGAAGTGTGTTGCTGTGAAAGCATTATACGCCGCATTCTCGTGAGTTGTACACAGGTTTGCGAAAATTTTACAATTCTGTACTTGCGTTTTAAGAATCAGGTTACAACTTCACGAAACTGTACACTTTCGTTTCTCAAGACTTGAGCACCACAACTTTTTGTCCTGGCCCCATGAGCTGTGGATGTACAATGCCTGACGGCCCAGATCGGGCCGCAACACACCTTGACCGTTGAAAGAAAGAAGGCTTGGAGCTGTTTGAGCAACTCCAAGCCTTTGAAATCATGGCAACTGCGATTAACCATGTAAGGAGACCATTGGCATGTCAACCGGCTTTGCAGCGCAGACGACACAACCGGCAACATTATACCAAGACTTTCTAGCTGCGCGGGGCTTCACTCCGGCGGATGAAACGCAGCTTGGCTTGGAGCTTCTCGACCCCGATGAGACCTACGCGTTGCTAGGTCATACTCGTGAGTGGAGCATCAAACTTCCTTACTTCGACATCCAAGGGCAGGAAACCGGCTTTACTCGTGTAAGGCTTCTTATGCCTAAGAGCAAGATGAAGTACTCGCAGGCACGGGCATCGGGATCCCACATTTACTTCCCCCCGACGGTGGGGTGGAAGCAGGTTTGCCAGGACGTTGATGTGCCGCTCATCATTACGGAGGGGGAGTTCAAGACCTGGGCATTGACCAGGAAGATTGCCGCTGACCAGCTGCCTTACGCGGCCTTAGGCTTGGCGGGGGTCACGAGTTGGACGGACCGTACGGGGTTGCATCTCCACAAGGACCTGATGCAGATTTATTGGAAACGTAAGACCAGTTTCCAGGAGAAGCACCGCAAGGTTTACATCGTCTTTGACTATGATGGGGCGGGGGATGATGGGGAGCCTAATGAGCAGGTGGGGATGGCGGAAACCAGGCTCGCGGTCACCCTTAGAGGCCTTGGCGCTGAGGTCTACCTCTGCCGAGTCGGGAAGTTTGGGCCAGGCAAAGGCTCCAAGTATGCCATAGATGACCATTTGCAGGGTGGTGGGGACTTGGGGCAGGTACTCTCCACCACGTCCACGGTGATGAACGGCATCGATACGTTGGAAACCAAGCTTTATGAGTTCAAAACGCTCTACGCCTTGTACAATGGGGACGTAATCCGCTTGCGGGATGGCCTCATTTTGCCCTGGTCAAAGGCAAAGATTGATTCGGCGCAGCATTACTTCATTCAAATCACGCAAAAACCGAACGGGCAAACCAGTAGTCGTGAGATTGCGCTGATTGATGAATACAAAAAATGGCCTAAGTGCTGCAAATTAGAGCACATAGGAATGTATCCCGAGCACCAAGGGATGCCAATCACCCCTGATAAATGTTATAACCTTTTTAAGCCTTGGGCGTATGAGCCCGCATCCGGTGATCCAAGCCCATATTTGGAATTTTGTAAGTACTTTTTTCAGGCCGAGCCTCACTTTGAGGAATACTGGCACGACTGGGTGGCCAATGTCATCCAACAGCCGTGGCGGCGAAATAACACCACGCCGCAGTTCATTCACGACATGGAAGGTATGGGCAAGTCCGCAGTACCGGAGTTCGTCGCTGAGATGCTAGGGTATGGGGACGGGGCGCCGGCGGCAACGCTAGGCCCCGATGATCTATTCGGCAACTTCAACGGCTTGATGAAAGGCAAGGTCTTCGTTGTGGTGAATGAGCCCTCATCGGACCGCGACGATCACAGCGCAAAGCTAAAGAATCTGATCACCGGCAAAGAAATCACAATCAACAATAAGTACGGGGCGCAATACACGCTACGGAACTACGTCAACTACGTCTTTACCAGCAATAAGCCTTACATCACACATATGGGGGAAAGCTCTCGGCGCGAAGCTATCTACAAATGCCCAACCTTCAATCAGCTGGACATCCTAACCAGAGTGGGGAAGATGATGCAATGGGCTAGGGCCAATAACGGCGCGGGCTTCTCTGCGGTGCTTAATTGGTACATGAACCGCGACATTCACGACTATGACCCCTACGCGCCAGCCCCTAAAACCAAGTACAAAGACATTGCCATCGCGTTAAGCAAAACGCCAATGGAAAGCTTTGCCGTTGAGCTCACGGGCTGGGTAACAGAACACCTTGAAGGGGTTGCTGCTTTCACGGCGGCGCAGCTTGCTATTCTCTGCGAGCGTTGGGGCCACGACATCCGCCCTAAGGCCCAATACATCAAAAAGGCACTGCAGGCGCACGGCGACTTGGAGCCTAACAAAGTCATTAAGCTGGGCGGAAAAACACATAGATTCACGTTTTTTGTGGTTACAAATTCGGTGCACAAAAACCGTAACCATGGGGATCTCACGACTGTGGCAAAGAACACAGAGGATGCGATTAAGCGTGAAATTGAGCAAATTTAACAGTTTTCTGTAACTTTGTGAGAAAAGTGTAACTCGTTAAGTTGTTGATTTCATTGGAAAATTTACAAAGTTACATAATTACATTAAATTTAAAAGATATATATATATACATATGTGTGTGTGCTTTTATAGAGTTTTTGGCAGATGTAACCTTTTTTGTAACCCGTGAGCTTACGTGCGCTTCGCAAAGCCTATGTCCTTCCGACCACACCTTGCCGTACAATCCACGACTATGACTACCAAAACACCCTCGCCGAAAGGAAATGGAAAGTTCCTTGGGCGGCCGACGAAGTACGATCCCAAGTATTGCGACATTGTCATCGAGCTTGGCAAGAAGGGCTACAGCAGAGCGCAGATGTTCGCAGCAACGGGCGTGCCTTACGCTACGTTTAAAGCCTGGGAGCATGGTCAGCCGGATTTTCAAGCCGCCATGGATGAAGCGAAGGCTCATGCACTGGCATTTTGGGAAGATATGGCGTGCAATCACATGGTCGAAGCACCAGGTGGAGTGAAGCTCAACACCGGACTTTGGTCACGGTCCATGGCTGCGCGGTTTCCCCGTGATTACCGCGAGAACGCCAAGGTTGAGGTTGTGGGCAAAGACGACGGGCCGATTGAAATTGATCACATTCATGACTTCTCGAAGACTTTGCTCGATGATTTGCTTGGCATAAGGCAAAAGGATGCTAAGTCAAAAGGCGGCTGAGCAGCTTGCGGAGCGAATCCGCAACGGGCCGGACCTAAACAAAATGGCGCCTGAATGGCAGGCTGCACATCAAGCGCGGCAGAAATGGTTGCTTATTGCCAATGACCATCAAATCCCTCCTGGTGGCAACTGGTGGTCGATCTGGTTGTTGTTAGCAGGCCGCGGGGCTGGTAAGACGCGATGCGCCGCGGAATGGACCTGGTACGAAGCTTGGTCTAACCCAAACACTCGGTGGCTCGTATCAGCACCTACAAGCTCGGATGTTCGTGACGTGTGCTTTGAGGGCGACTCAGGTCTCCTTCGCGTCATTCCTGAGATCCTGATTGCTGACTACATCAAGTCGTTGCATGAGCTTAAGCTTGTCAATGGTTCTATCATCAAAGGCATCCCAGCTAGTGAGCCTAATCGCTTTCGCGGACCTCAGTTCCATGGCGGTTGGCTTGATGAGCTGGCGGCCTGGGAGTACTTGGATGACTCATGGGATATGCTCAACTTTGGCATGCGATTAGGCCAGCGCCCTCGACTCATTTGTACGACAACGCCTAAGCCAAAGCCTCTCATCATTGATCTGGTGAACCGCGAAGGTGAGGATGTGGTGTACACCTCGGCTTCGACGTATGACAACATTCAGAACCTGGCCCCAACTTTCCAAAAGCAGATCCTGCAATATGAAGGCACCAAGCTAGGGCGCCAAGAAATTCACGCTGAGATCATCGATCCGGAAGAAGCCGGCATTGTCAAGCGTGATTGGTTTAAGCTTTGGCCGCACGAGAAGCCATTGCCCAGATTTGAGTACGTGATTCAAAGCTACGATTGCGCCACGTCTGACAAAACCAAGAACGATCCAACAGCCTGCTCGGTGTGGGGCGTCTTTAAGCCAAGTCCCGACAAGCCAATGAGCGTCATGCTCATCGATTGCTGGGAGGAGTACATGCAATATCCCGAGCTGCGACCTAAAGTCATGGATGAGTATGGCGCGATCTACGGGGATGAGAACGAGTTTGGGCATGGAAAAAAGGTTGACCTGATCCTGATCGAGGATAAAAGCGCCGGTATCTCACTCATCCAAGACTTGCAGCGTGCCGGCTTGCCCGTTCGTGGCTACAACCCGGGCAATGCCGACAAGATGACGCGACTCAACATCGTGGCACCCATCATTGAGCGTGGCCGTGTCTACATTCCCGAGTCCATAAAGAATCCCGGCATGGCGCGTGATTGGGCCGAGGTCCTGATCTCGCAGATCTGTTCTTTTCCCGAAGTTCGGCACGACGACTTGGTGGATACGACCACGCAGGCACTACGAGTGATTCGTGATATGGGCCTGATCAACATCGACCCGGTCATTGTCGTTGATGAGTATGACGAAGATCGGCAGAAAAGAGTTAACCCCTACGCGGTTTGAGCCGTATAATGCGTAGGCGATCTCGCGCTTGCGAGACTTAAGAGGGTTTAGCATGCCTCCTGAGAATTTAGTTGATTACACCGCAAGCCCTGAAGAGCCAAGTCTCGATGCGATGCGATACGCGCTAACCCAGCGCAATGCCACACCCAATCAGCAGCAACAACGCCCACTGGATAGCGTTACCGACACGTTCAAACGCCTTGCGACGGAGTTTAACCCGTTGATGATAGGTCGCACGCTGCAGGACGCGCCTAAGATTTTGTACAACGCAGCCGTTGCGCCTGTTGCCAGTACTTGGGCCGGTGCGTTAAAGAACATACAAGCTGCAGGGGCTGCCAAGGCGTATGGCGCATTGGGCATGCCGCAAGAAGCCGCAGAAGCCAAGAGTCGCATACAGCCCGTAACGCCGCAAAGTTTGCAGGCGCCATTGCGTTCGGCGACGGGTCAACAAACACAGGAAGCGTTAGGCGAGGCGTTTAACGCATTGCATCTCCCCCCGATGGGGCCAGGCTCAGGTATGCCAGGCACTGCCCCACTGAGTCCGCGGCCTTTCCTTACACCTAACGATGTAAGGGTCATGGGTGCAAAGGCTACGCACGCTGTGCGCGAGGCCGGGCAAATCCCGACGGACATCGCCAATGTGAGAGGCGCAGGCATTCAACGCCTTAGCCCGTTGACGGGCCAGCCTTCTGTAGGTAGTCGAATTGGCTCGGCAATTGAAGGCACGGCGCAAACTGCAGGGCGCGTAGGCGATGTGGCTCGTGATGTAGGGCAATCAACGGCGGATTACATGCAAATGCGGCGTGACATGGGCTTGAGCCCAGTGCCAGGCGTGCCGCCTGAGTTCTTTCCCGACTTGAATCTGTATGCCATGCGGCCTAAAGACTCGACGCTTGTCACGCCATCGGTCCCGCCTACAAAAGATGTGACCGCGTTGGATATAGGCACCGCGCCACAGACCGCAATTCATGACATAGGCGCGCATAGGCCTGAGTTGCGCCCGTCCGATGCATTGGCGTATTTGGCAGGCATGGACTTGGACGTTCCACGCACTGACGAGCAAGGCTTTGCGCCTATTACATCCACGCGCGCAGATGCATTTCGCGCTTTTGTAGAGGCCAAAGCACAAGAGCTATATCCGGACGCGCCTAATGCTCGCGAGGCCGTACTTGCGATGGATGACCGCTTTTCGCGGCAAGCGGATAGGGACGAATCGCGTATAAAGTTGTACGACCAGTTTCGTGAATCGCCGGAAGGCAAAGCCGTTGGCATGGATGATTTGCCATCGTCAAAGGAGTTGCAAGAGCGCCACGCTGCGGCGTCGCAATGGCTTAACTCTACGCTTTTAAACTACGTTAAACGCAAGTTTGGCGCTGAAGGTGATCCTTTGGTGCAGCAGGCATCACAAGGTATCACCATGCTACCGGCCGAGGACGTGCGTCGCATGGCAGAAAACGTTAACGAAGATGTCTTAAAGCGGCGCAGAGCTCAGACAGGCATGCCCGTTGCAGGCACCCTTGCACCTGCCATTCGAGATAAGTCAGTTGAGCTGGCTGATGCCACTGCAGCGGTGGAGCAGCTGGAACAGCGCCGTGAAGAGTATCGTAACGTTGCAATGCAGCAAGGTCTGCCCGATCCGGCGCAATTGCCTGAGTACGCGGCAACAACAAACCCGTTGAACGCAGCAGTTAACAAGCGCGATAAGTTGCAAGAAGAGCTAAATAACCTGCAGCTTGGTCGTGACTATGAAAAGATATCTGACATCGCCGTAGCGGTTGACACGCAACCTAGTTTACTAGGCAAAATTGAGTACCCGCAGCAACAGTTTTACCCGTCGGTTACGCGTGCGCGACCCGATGAGACGCTATTTCACATTTCTAAAGCAGGGCCACTTCAAAATACAGGCTTTAATGAATTGGCGGCGCAGTTTTATGACGACGTAATTCGTGGCAATATTCCCGTTGACAAGCTAAAAGGCTTGACCGTTGAGAAATATGTGCGCAACAAAGTTGAGGGCCGCGTTGCTGAAGAAAAACGCCAAGCACAAGCAACGGCGGAGTTGAAAAACAGCATTGAGTCGCGCATGCAACAGGACATGCAGCGGTACGTCAAGCCTGAGAATTACTTTGGCAACGTTGGCGTGTTGGAGCTTAGCACAAGTACGGGCTTTACGCCTGAGCAAATTCGTCAATTAATTAGCGACGACACGTTGGTGTTGGATCACTGCGTTGCCGAGGGTCCTACGCCTGGCAGCAAGGCAAAAAATCTTTGGAATGGCAAAGAGCGCAGGTATATGCCATTGGTTGACCCAATAACGGGCCAATTGTCACCGGGCGCACCTCGTCAGTACACTCGGTATATGCGCGAAGCTGGCGACCCAGACCCAAGTCGCGCAAGCATGCTGGCCAGTGTCCGCGATAAAAACACCGGTTTGCCTGTCGCAACCATTGAGTTTCAGCACGCCTCAAATGGCAAGTATCGTATCGGCTACGCGTCAGGCTATCAAAACGGCAATGTCAAAAATGAGTACCATGAGGCTATCAAAGAGTACTTGAATTCTCGTGCCGATATGATTGAGGGCAGCGGTGATAATCTTTCACATGTAGGTTTGCTTGACTTGCATAGCACAGAGGCGACTGGTGAACTACAACGCATATTAGGCGTGCCGCGGCGCGATGCTGGCGCATTGCTAGATGCTGAGCTCGCAAACGGCACGTTGCCGCGGTTTGGTACAAGAGATGACCTGCGGCAAATTTTTACAGTTCCACAAACTGCGCCTGTAGTTCAGCAGCCTGCAACGACGCAACCTGCGCAGCAGAGCATGACTGCCACCGACCTGTACGAGTACTTACAACGTATAGGACGAACAATCGGGGTTGACGAAAGCGCTGCAATAGCGCATGCACTACGCACAGTGCAGCGATCCTTTGATGGCGTGCCATCGTATAATGATCTATTGCGTGAGCAGCCTACCGCGTTTGCAGAGCGCGTTGCAGACCTCGCTTCAGAACAAGGCAACGCAATTGTTGAGCAAGCATTGCTTGATCTTGCTGACCGCATTGCGCCACCTGTGCCGCCCGCGCAGCCCTTAAACCCGCCAGAGGCGTGGCCTCTTGCGCAGCCCGAAGCACAACAACCTGAAGCGCAAGGCCGCGGCGCAGGGGCGCCTTTGGTGCCTAGCACACGGCTGGCAATTGATGACGCCTTTGAGCTTGCTGCGCGTGGCTTACAAGGTAATGATAATGCCACACGTAGGTTTGCTGCTATTGAGAGTGACTTCCGTGACACATATTTGCAGCCTAACACAACAATGGGTGATTTGCGTGTGTTGCGTACTCGCATAGAAAATGCAATTGACCATTATGATACGGTTGCGCCATGGCCGGAAATTGCTGACGCATTGCGCAATGATTTGCTGCCTGCAATAAACGCTATAATTGAGCCGCAGCAGCAGCAACCTGCAGCTCAGCAGCGTCCCGCACTTGGCGTGTTTGAAGAATTTGCCATAGCTCGGGATTTGCTTGAAGACGCGCGTCTTGATAATCAAACGTTTAACATTGGCGATTTAAGCACTACACTGTTTGCGCTTGAGAATGGCAATTTTGATGACCCGCGATTTAGGGCACTAGGTCCAAACAGCGCGGCTGCACAACGTGAAGTTGCAAATGCACTTCGTCAAACAATGCAAGACGCAGGTATTCCACTGCCTTTTGCGCAGCAGCCCGCAGCAGCTCCGCAGCAACCTACGCCTCAAGCGCAAGCTCGCATCGACAACATTCGTGCGGCTGATTTAGCCGACATTGTCAACTTTATCGACCCTAATAGATGGCCTTTGCTTGACGCACGCGTTGATCAAGCAGCACAAGGCGTATATCCAGCAGATGCAGCCACGATAGCAGAGGCCATTCGCAATGGGCAAATGACTGACATTACAAACGGGCTTGATGTCGTTGAGCGTGAGCTTGTTGCGCGAAACACGCAGCAACTTATTGAAGTCAATGCGCGCAGACAAGGTGCTGCCGCTGAGCAGCCTGTAGATCAGTTTGATCGCGTGCCATTTGATGATGCAATAGTCAATTTTCATAACGAGTTAATAGAGCTGGCAAGTGAAGAAAGCAATTGGGGTTTAGCCATTGCTGAGGTTGACCGCATACTGGATGACCTACAGCATGGCGCGGATTCAATTTATGGCTTATGGGAAGGCGATGAACCGCTTACCAATCGCGAGCGTGCGTACTTGACAGAAAAGCTTCGTGCGCTTCGTCAAGAGTACGAAATATACGCGGCGGACGCGGCAAGGGAGGAAGGTTTAGGCGATTGGGAGCCTGATCCTAACCATCCTGCTAATCGTCCTGTTAATCAGGCAATGCCGCGGGAACGACCCGCTACTGTACCATTTGCGCCTATTTCTCGTAATGCTGCAAATATGTCGTATGAGCAATTGCAAGAGGCATTAACCCCTGCGCAGATTAGCGCGGTGGACGCAATCTATGACGATTTAGTTCGTGCTAACACCACGGCGGATGACTTAGATGTCGTTGCGCAATTGGTGTTTAACTACCCAATGAGTCTTTGGGAAGGCTTGTCAATTATTCCGCGAGCATTGCTTTACAAAGAGCTTACGATCGCGGCAGACAGTCTTAGAGAGCGTGAGGGCAGGCAGCAGCCACCACAAGGCTATAAGTCAGGCGGCATTGTACGCAAGTCAGCGCCATCTCATAGTTTTGCACTGAAGTACGCAAACGGTGGTACAGTACCACAAACTCAAAGCTTGGACGCTATGAAATACGAACTTATGATGCGGAGTAAATGATGGCAACACAGATGCCGATACCTCCTGACTTTGGGCGCTTTGTTGGCCCCGTAGCAGAGCAAGAAGATGATGACGGGCAAAAGCAATCGGTCTTTGAGATCTTTAACGCGGAAGAGCCCGAGCCGGATGTTGAAGAGCTGCCTGACGGCTCGGCCATTGTCCGCTTGGATGATGATAAGCTGCAAGGCCCAGACGTAGATCCGGACTTTTATGAGAACTTGGCCGAGCGGTTGCCGGCATCGGATCTTAAGAAATTAGCCATTAAGTACCTGGACCTGATTGAAAAGGATAAGGAGGCGCGCGAGGAGCGTGATAAGCAGTATGAAGAAGGCCTACGTAGAACGGGATTGGGAAATGACGCCCCTGGTGGAGCGCAGTTTACCGGAGCCAGTAAAGTCGTCCATCCCGTCATGGCAGAAGCCTGCGTTGATTTCTCCGCCCGCGCCATTAAGGAGCTCTTTCCTCCTGACGGACCAGTCAAAACCAAGATCATTGGCGAGACTACTGATGAGAAAATAAAGCGCGCCGAGCGTAAGCGCGACTTTATGAATTGGCAGCTCACTGAGCAGATTGAGGAGTACCGCGATGAGTTGGAGCAGTTGCTTACGCAAAAGCCGCTTGGCGGATCACAGTATTTGAAGCTGTGGTATGACGAGTACAAGCGCAGGCCGTGCGCCGAGTTTGTGCCAATTGACAACATTTACTTACCGTTTGCTGCTGCAAACTTTTACACTGCGCAGCGCGTAACCGAAGTCAACGACATCACGCAGGAGACGTTTGAGCTTCGTATTGCGCAAAAAATGTACACCGACATCGATTTGGTGCGCGCAACGCAAGAGCCTGAGCAAACCAAAGCGGAAAAGGCTAATGACAAAATCGAAGGCCGCTCTAGTCAGGAGATTAACGTCGACGGCGTCCGCAGGGTGTACCACATTTACACGTGGCTGGAAACGGAAGATGATTCTTTTACCAAAGGCGAGCGGGCACCGTACATCTTGATGATTGATGACTTTACGGGCGAGGTGGTAGGCCTGTATCGTAATTGGGAAAAAGGCGACGACACGCTAACCAAGCTCGATTGGCTTGTTGAGTTTAAGTTTATTCCTTGGCGAGGAGCCTACGCCATTGGTTTGCCACACTTGATTGGCGGTTTAGCCGCTGCACTTACAGGCTCACTTCGTGCTTTGCTGGACGCCGCGCATATCAACAACGCACCGACCATGCTGAAGCTAAAAGGTGCAAAAATCTCCGGTCAATCCACGCAGATTGAGCCTACACAAGTTGCGGAGATTGAAGGCGCCCCGGGTGTTGATGATGTGCGTAAGATTGCAATGCCTGTGCCTTTCAATCCACCAAGCGTTGTACTCTTTCAATTGCTAGGCTGGCTTACCGGCGCGGCAAAAGGCGTCGTTACCACCGCCGAGGAAAAGATTGCCGACGTCAACAGCAATGCGCCGGTAGGCACTACGCAGGCGTTGATTGAGCAAGGCGCCGCGGTGTTTAGCGCCATCCACGCGCGGTTGCATAATAGCCAAGCTCGCGTTCTTAAGATCCTTAACCGCTTGAACCGTTGGTACTTTGATGAGCAGTACAAAGGACATATGGTCGAGGACCTTGGTATAACCAAGGAAGACTTTGAGCGCGACACGGACATCATCCCGGTCTCGGACCCGCACATCTTTGCTGAGACGCAGCGATACGCGCAGGTGCAAACCCTTGCCGCACGGGCACAGGCCAATCCCGACTTGTACAACCGCTTGGCCGTTGAGAAACGAATCCTTAAGCAGATTAAGCTGCCGGACATCAACGAAGTGTTGCCTGACCCGCAGAATGTCAAGGAGATGAACCCCGCATTGGAAAACGTAGCCATGACGCTCGGCAAGCCGGTAGGCGCCTTTCCCGCGCAAGATCATTTGGCCCATATTCAAGTTCACTTGGATTACATGCGCGATCCGGTGTATGGCGCAAATCCTATCATCGCGCCGGCATTTACGCCACAATGCCTGGAGCATTTGAAGCAACACCTTGTGTTGTGGTACCTTAATCATGTTGAGCAATACGCCGCGTCCGCGCTGTCTCGGCCTTTCAACATTTTGAAAGAGCAAGTGCTGCCTGCAGAAGCCGATCAGCTGCTTGCAGCAGTTGCGCAACATGTCCACCAAGATACGAGCCAGACTTTTGGCGGCGTAACGCCGGTCATTGCGCAGGCACTGCAAATGCTGAAGCAAATGCAAGGCCAACCGCCGTTGGATCCGGCAACGCAGGCGTTTGTGCAAACCAGCATGGCTGAAACACAGCGCAGAGCAGCAAAAGATCAAGGCGAGTTGCAGTTGAATGTTGCCAAGATGCAGCAGAACGACCAGCACTTTATGATTGATAAGCAAACCGAGCTGATCAAAAATACGGAAGACAACTTGGTGCAGGAAAGAATCAAGTCGGCAGAGCTTACGCGTGATGCTGCCAGCTTGCAAACTGAGCAGTTTAAGACTGCGATCGACGCGCAAAACGCAATCCAATCTACTCTAGGAGTTCAAAATGGCCAATGAAGGTATCAATATGCATAAGCGTTTGGCAATGGGCGCGTCTGAAGGGACGGCCAAAGCCAGTGGCAAAAGTGTGATTCAAAAGTACGCAGCAGGCGGGTCGGTAATGCCTGAGTCGCGAGTGGCAAACCTGCCTGCTCGTGGCTCCGCGCCGCCGCCTCTTCCTAAACCTGGCGGCAAAATTGCCACTATGAAAAAAGGTGGCGCTGCTAAAAAAGGCCCCGGCATTATGATTGCCGTGGCCGTCCCCGTGAAGAAATCTGCAGGTCGTGGCCGTTGAGCAATCAATGTCTATGCTTGGAGATTTCATCGGCCGCGTAAAGGTTGAGCAGGCCAAACTTGCGGAGAGCCTTACACAAGGCTTGGCCACAAATTTTGAGACCTACCAGCGTTTAGTCGGCCGGCACCAAGGCTTGCAAGAAGCCTTGTCCATTCTTAATCAACTACTTGAAGAGGAACGAGATGGCAATTGAACTTATGCCGGAGGCTTCGAATGAAGCCGAGTTGCGGGAAGCATTTCCTGCAGTTGACCCCGGTGCAATCCCCGTAGGTGGTAGGATCTTGGTGCAATGGCGCGCCGTGCGCGACAAGATCACTAGCTCAGGCATTGTGCTGCCTGAGGAAACCAAAGAGACTGAAAAGTGGAATACGCAGGTTGCAAAAGTTGTTGCAATTGGCCCACTTGCCTTTAAGAAACGCGATTCCATGGAGCCGTGGCCCGAAGGCAGTTGGATTGCCGTCGGGGATTACGTGCGTATGCCTAAATGGGGCGGCGACCGCTGGGAAGTACCCTTTGAGGTTGACAATGCCAAAGGCAAAGCGCTTTTTAGCATCTTTAACGACCACGAGGTGATTGCAAAAGTCACCGGTGACCCGTTAAAAGTAAAAGCTTTCGTGTAAGCTTTGGAGAATGACACATGACACCTACTGAAAAGTTGGACTTGCAAGTCGCTGAGGAGGCTGATGGCTCCGCAGTGGTGCAAATGCCCGAAAATGACAGCAACGAGCTCTCGAGTGCAGCTGATAACTCACAAAATGATGATCACGATGCATCAGATGAGGCTCAGGGACCCCAAAATGATGACGATAGGGGTATACAGGACGATGATCCTGAACGTGAGGCCCTTAGGGCTGCACGCCGAGATGAAAGAAGGCTAAAAAAGCAGCTTCATCGTGAAAAAGCACGTGAATCTAACCACTTGATCACTGCATTGCGTAAACAAAACCAAGAACTTGCACAACGAGTGGCTACTTTGGAGACAAAGACCTCTGGTGCGGAGCTTGCAAGACTTGATAAGGCCATTGAAGACTCGCAAACGCGTGTTGAGTACGCGAAAATGAAGCTTCAAGATGCTGTAAACTCACGAAATGGTGCTGAAGTCACCAAAGCCCAGCAGTTGTGGTATGACAACCAGCGGCAGTTGGAGACTTTGCAGTCAATGAAGACCAATGCCACCAAGCACATTTCGCAGCCTAAGCAGCAAATCAAAGGGCCTGACCCGACGGTTCAGCGTATGGCTGCGACATGGATGGAGCGGAATACCTGGTACGATCCTCAGCTTAAAGACGCGGATTCCAAGGTTGCGCAATCCATTGATCAGTCTTTGACCGAGGAAGGCTTTGACCCCGCTCTTGCGGATTATTGGGATGAGCTTGATGAGAGGCTTCAAAAATACCTTCCACATCGCTATAATTCCGGGTATAGTAGCAATACGAAAACTTCCAGACCCAGATCTGTTGTGACAAGTTCAGGACGTGAAGCAGTATCCAGCATACGGGCCAACGAATTCAGAGTTGACCCGGAGCGTGTACGTGCGCTTAAAGAAGCAGGCATGTGGGATAACGTGGAGCTTCGCAACAAGATGATTCGCAAATTTGCTGACTTTGATCGACAACAGAAAAGAGGTTAATCATGGATGACCGTATTCGTAAAAATACTCGTATGGACCGCAGTAGCCGTGGGCAAGAAGATGCCTCGCGTGCTGCGCCAGAAGAAAACTTTGTTTCATCTGAGGAACGTCGTAAGATGTTCCGCTCGGAATGGCTGCAAGAAGCTCTTCCGACTCCGCCAGAAATTCCTGGCTATCATCTGTGCTGGTTGTCTTCCAATAACCAATATGACCCTATTCACAAGCGAATGAGAATGGGCTATGAGCCCGTGAAAGCCGATGAACTACCAGGCTTTGATCATTTGAAAGTGAAAGCTGGTGAGCACGTCGGCTTTGTTGCTTGCAATGAAATGCTGCTGTATAAGTTGCCTATGGACATCTATCAGCAGTTGATGCTTGAGCTTCATTATCATGCCCCTCTCGAGGAGCAGGAAAAGATCAAGGTTCAACAAGAGCAATTGTTAGGCGCGCGCGACAGTCATGGCAAGACGTTGGTTTCTATTGAAGGCGATGGCATGAACTTTGACGCCAAAGTCAAGTCACTTCCAGTGTTTAACTGAAATGACTAACATTCACATCTTTATGAAAGGACTCAGACATGAGTGCAACTAATGCACCGTTCGGTCTGCGCCCGGCCTTCCACCCTTCTGGGTTGGATCGAGCCCAAGCGCTGGCTGGCGGCATCGCGTCGGCTTATGCAACCGACATTCTCAAGGGCCAACCGGTCAAGCTCAACTCGAGCGGCAATATTGTTGTCGCTGCCGCTGGCGATGCCTTCCAAGGCGCTTTCGCTGGTGTGCAATGGACTGACACCACCGGTCGTGCTCGCGTTTCCAACTACTGGCCTGCCAATACGGCGTATCAAGCCGGTTCTTGCGTGGCGTATTTCTACAACGATCCTAACATCGTTTATGAAATTCAGGCTGCAGGATCGCTGGCACAAACCGCTGTAGGCGATATGGCTGATCTAAGCAACACCACCGCTGGTTCCACGACCACGGGTCTGTCGCAATGCACTCTGTCCACCACCCTGGTAGGCGCAGGCAACAGCGCGCAGATGCTGATTCGTGATCTGGCCCCGTACCCCGACAATGCTTGGGGCGATGCGTACACGATTGTTCGCGTAACTATTAACGAGTCGCAGTTCAACGCGTCCGTTAACGCTATCTAAGGAGGGTCTGAACTATGGCAGCCCCAATGAGAAGTACGGACTTTCGAAGCATTGTTGAGCCTATCCTCAATGAATGCTTTGATGGCGTCTATGATCAGCGCTCTGATGAATGGTCCACGGTTTTCCGTGAGCAGCAGGGCATCCCGCGTAACTACCACGAAGAGCCGGTCCTGTACGGATTTGGCGCCGCGCCGCAATTGCCTGATGGGTCCCCTGTGGCCTATCAGCAGGGTGGCGTTCTCTTCCTGAAGCGCTATGTGTACAACGTGTATGGCCTGGCCTTTGCGTTGACCAAAGTGCTTGTTGAAGACGGCGACCATATTCGTATTGGTCAGGTTTACGCCAAGCACTTGGCGCAATCGCTGGTTGAGACAAAAGAGACTCTTTGCGCTAACGTGCTTAACTACGCTTTCACTGCCGGTTATAACGGCGGCGACGGCGTACCGCTGATCTCTACTAGCCACCCCTTGGTGGCGGGTACTGCCAGCAACCAATTGAGCACCGCAGCCAACTTGTCGCAAACCTCGCTTGAGCAGATGCTGATTCAGGTTCGTCAGGCCGTTGACAACAACGGCAAGAAGATCCGTCTGCAGCCCACCAAACTGGTTGTTGCCCCTGGTAACACTTTCCAAGCTGAAGTGCTGCTGAAGAGCGTTTTGCGTGCCGGTACTGCCAATAACGACATCAACCCGATCAAGTCGATTGGTCTGATGCCGGAAGGTGCTTCAGTCATCTCGCGTCTTACTTCTGCAACTGCATGGTGGGTCCAAACCGACGCACCGGAAGGCATGAAGCTGATGATGCGTCGTGGCTTGGAAAAGACCATGGAAGGCGACTTTGAGACCGACTCTATGCGTTATAAAGCCACCGAGCGTTATGACGTGGGCTGGACTGACTGGCGCGCCCTGTACGGCACCGCAGGTGTCTAAACCATTTGTGGAGGCTTCGGCCTCCACTCTTTAGGAGAACACAAATGGCACAAACCTACTTTGGTTCTACTGTCCGAGCCGGTTCCGGTACTTTGACCGATACCGTTGACGGCGGTTTTATGGTGTTGATGCAGACGGCTACGGTAACTACGGTTTCCGCAGGCACTGCAGTTACCAGCACTGCAACTATTCCGGCAGATTCGCAGATCATCAATTTGATCATTGATTGCACCACGACTCCGGTTGTGGGTGGCGGTACCGCCACTGTAGTTAATGCAACGATTGGTACTGCTGCTGCTGGCACGCAGTATCTTTCTGCGACTGATGTGATTACTGGCGGTCGTGCTGCTCTCACTTTCACTGCCGCTCAATTGAGCGCAATGGGAGATGTGAACAACAACACGACCGTTGCATTCACTGTCGATCCAGACGGAACTATTTCCACCACTCAGGGTGTTTACCGCCTCACGGTGGTATACGCTCAGAAAGTCTGAGGTACATCATGGGCCAATTCAAACCAATGCCTAAGATGAAAACTACGGAGCCCACCGTTGAGCTTAAGCTCAAAAAAGGCGGCCCTGTAAAGAAGGCAATGGGAGGCGCAATGCCTGCTGCTGCAATGCCTTCTGAACGAGGCGTGCCTCGTGCTGCACGACGTGGTATGGCGCCTGCCATGCCGCGTCGTGATATTGGCATGGGTGGTATGCCTATTATGCGTAAAAAGGGCGGTGAAGTTGAGTCTGCCAAGACTCATGCATCTGAGATGAAAGCCATTAAAGGGCTTAAATCTGAGATGTCATCGCATGAAGCAAAGCCTGCATCCAAAGCGCATAAAGGTCTGAAGACTGGCGGTGTTGTTGAAAAATATGCTACCGGCGGGGTGATTCAGAAATATAAGCACGGCGGAAAAATGCATAAAGCCTACGGCGGCAAGTGCTAAATTAAGTAGGGGCCAAAAGCCCCTACTTTTTAGAGGTGTATCATGAAAGTTCAAACTGTTTCCAAAACAGGCGTTGGCTCAAGCGATGCTTTGGTGATGAACACAAACATCAGCCCGTTCAATGTCGGGTTTGGTGTTGTGGTGACTGGCACGGTCGATTACACCGTGCAGCACACTTTTGATGACCCTGCCGTTGGGTTCTCGACTTGGTTTTCCCATCCAACGATTGCTGGCGAGACCACAAATCAAGACGGCAATTATGCTTTTCCGGTGACTGGTATTAAGGTGCTTGTGAACTCTGGTACTGGTTCTGCGACCTTGAAGTTGGTGCAGGCGGGCATCTAAATGCCTCACGTTGGATACACCGGAGTTGCTAACCAAGCGAACACGACGGACGGGTTTGCTGGTCAGACAAGTGCCGTCAACGCCGTTGGCGCTGGCATCGGTGAGGATGTTGGTGACGATGGCGTTGTTGACCTTTATGGCGCGGCCCCGGTGACTACGTTTTACATTGCTGACGAAACATCGCCCGGGTATGTTCTGCAAGAGAACGACAGCAAAATCGTATTGGAGTCTTCATAATGGCTGACCAGAAAATTTCCGCAATGCCCGCTGCGGCCACTTTGACTGGCGCGGAGCTTGTTCCCCTTGTTCAGTCCGGCGCAAACGTCAAGGCGACACTCAATTCTCTTCGTGCATTTGACAATGCATACGGCGGCTTTAGCGACTCCACGGATCAGACAGGAAGCATTTCAGCCGGCACTGTGGTTACGTTCAACACAATTGACG